CATCATAGACGCGACGGCGCGGCAACAGGTGGCAATAGACAGGTTCAACCGCATCGACTACCAGTTCCAGCTAGAGCGGCTGAAGGCGCAAGCCGAGATGTGGCGCCCAGGGGTGATCGTGGCCGAGGCCAACGCGATGGGCACGCCGCTCATCGAGCAATTGCAGCGCGATGGGCTGCCGGTGATCGCCTTTACCACGACAGCGCAGAGCAAGGCGCAGATCATCGAGGGCCTGGCGCTCGCCATCGAGCGCGGCGATGTGGCCCTGCTGAATAACGAGACGCAGATCGCCGAGCTGGAGGCATACGACATGGTGCGGCTGCCGGGCGGCAGGTTCCGCTACAGCGCGCCGCAAGGCATGCACGACGACACCGTGATGGCATTGGCACTGGCGTGGGCGGGCGCAAATGAGCCGGCTGCCCCGCCGGAGGGCATATACGTCTATGACGAACGAGTTACAATCAGCCCCTTCTGACATCGACGTGCTGCGCCAGGAGATGGCAAATCTGGCGTGGGACAACGAGGTGCTGCGCGAGACCCTGACCGCGCTGGAGTACCAGCTCGACAACGAGGGCTGGACCACCGTCTCGCAGTCGCTGGATAGCGAGTTTTCACGCGACGCGCTGCGCAAGATCAACGCGCTGGTCAGGCTCTACTGGCTCAAGAACCCGCTCATCCAGCGCGGGGTGAACGTGCAGAGCTATTACGTCTTCGGCCAGGGCGTCGAGATCGCGGCTGACGACCAGGACGTCAACGACGCCGTGCAATACTTCTTGGACGACGCCAAGAACCAGACCGAGCTGACATCGCAGCAGGCGCTGATGATGAAGGAGACCGAGCTGACGCTGTTCGGCAACGTGTACTTTGTCTTCTTCGTCAAAAGCGGGCGCGTGCGCATCCGCACCATCCCAGAGACCGAGATCGACGACATCGTGACCAACCCCGAAGACGCCAAGGACCCCTGGTGGTACAAGCGCGTCTACTCGGTGCGCCAGGACGACGGGCGGTATGCGCCCAAGACCGTCTACTACAAGGACTGGCGCTACACGGGCCGCGATAAGCCGACCGATGGCGAGATCGCCGCCGAGCCGGTGTATCACGTCAAGGTCGGCGGGCTATCTGACATGCGCTTTGGTGTGTCAGAGGTGTACGCGGCGTTGGATTGGGCCAAGGCGTACAAGTCGTTCCTTGAGGACTGGGCGACCATCGTTCGGGCCTACAGCCGCTTTGCCTGGAACCTGACCGTGCCCACGAAGGCCGGCATCGCCACGGCGAAAGCCAAGCTCGCCACCACGATCAGCACGGGCGGCGCAAGCGAGACCAACCCGCCGCCTGTGACCGGCTCGACCTTCATCGGACAGGGCGACGTGAGCATGCAGCCGATCCGCACGGCGGGCGCGACCACCTCGGCGGAGGACGGGCGCCGCCTGCTGCTGATGGTAGCGAGCAGCATGGGCATCCCGGAGTCGTTCTTCGGCGATGTGAGCGTTGGCACGCTGGCGACGGCTCGCAGCCTGGACAGGCCCACCGAGCTGAAGTTTGTGTCGCGGCAGTCGCTTTGGGGCGACGTGCTACAAGACATCTGTGACTATGTGGTGCTGCAGGCGGTCAGGGCGCGCATCCTGCCCGGCACGATCGAGGAGCAAGACGACGGCACGCCGCTGGTCACGCTGCCCGCCGGCGAGGACGGCGAGGAGCGCGACGCCACCGTGTCCATCACGTTCCCGCCGATCCTGGAGCATGACGTGGCGGCCACGGTGGAGAGCATCGTCAAGGCGGCCACGCTGGGTGGCTCGCCGATGGCGGACACGATCGACCCGATGACGATCAGCCGCCTGCTGCTGACGGCGCTGGGCGTGGAGGACGTGGATGCGGTGATGGAGACCATCTATCCTATTGACCCGGAGACGGGCGAGCCGACGCTGCCGGAGCCAGAGCCTGAGCCGCCGATGGTGGGCGAGGAGCCGGAGGGCGAGGAGCCTGCGCCGTTCGGTGGCGATGAGGCGGTGGTGGTGGCCGCGCGACGATTCAGACAGGAGATAGAGCAGCTTGTTGGCGCTTGACCTGCTCAACGCGACTGATGCTTTTTTGGGCGAGGCGTCTATCACGCGCCGCGACCGTGAGCTGGCGCACATGCGCGCGCGGCTGATCCGCTCGTTGCAAACGGCGTTCTACGCGCAGGGCGACGCGTTCGTGGGCAAGTTGCAGCCGACGCTGCCAGGGTGGGAGCGCCTCTTCGACCAGGCGGCAGAGCAGACCGAAGCGCTGTTTGTTGACCCGATTGTGCAGGCGATCAAGTTTGCCTTGACCGTGGGCGGTGACGCCATGTGGCGGGCGATGCAGATCGTGGGGTCGTTCGACCTGGCTAACCCGCTGGCCGTGCGGTACGTGGCCGAGCATGGCGCGGATATGGTGGCCGGGGTGAACAACACCACGAAGGGCTATCTGCGCACGGTGATCCAGAACGGCGTGGACGAGGGCTGGAGCTATGACCGCATCGCCAAGGCCATCACGGACCGTTACGAGGAGTTTGCCGTTGGCAAGCCGCAACTGCACATCGACAGCCGCGCGCACGGCATAGCGGTGACGGAGATGGGCAACGCCTACGAGGCCGGCAGCCGCATCGTGGCCGATAGCCTGGGCGCGTATGGGCTAGATATGGAAAAGAGCTGGTTGACCGTGGGCGATGGGCGGGTGTGTTCGGAGCAGTGTGAGGTGAACCAGGCGCAGGGCTGGATACCGATGGCCGAGCCGTTCGAGTCGGGGCATCAGCAGCCGCTAGCTCACCCGTATTGCCGCTGCACCGCATTGTACAGGCGCAGGCCGGGGGCAAGTCGCTAGATGAGGTTCATTATCCAGCGCGCGTCTGAGTTTGATACGAAGACCGCCAAGACACCAGCTGAGGGGGCGTTTCTTGTGGGCGACAGCATCAGGGGCACTAGGGTCTATGCGATTGACATAGCGGACCTGTCCGCGCTTCTGGACCTGGGCCGCATCGTTGTAGATGGTCAAGATGACGGGCTTCCTGTAATCACCATATACGACGATTGGCTAGAGTGAGGAGGGCGAGTCGTGGCTAAGTACAGAGGGCACAATGGGACAATGGACATGACGGGCGCGTTCGGCCTTGACGAGCCTGCGGGCGAGCCTACTGGATATGTGATACGCGCGATTTATTTGGGAGACGCAAGGCACGAGTTGACGCCGCCCATTGTTATCTCAAAGGCGACCCTGGAGGCTGCAATAGCGGATTTGACAGGGCAGACTGTGGAGTACGAGTTCTCGGAGAGCGCGCCGTGACCGAGCAACCTAACGACCTCCGCGAGTTCCTGCTGGTGCTGCGCCGGGCGCTGCTGATGCTGGTGCACTGGATCAATCGCAAGTACGACCTACAGTGAGAGGATAAGGCCGCCTAGTTAGGCGACAATCGAATACCGGCTCGCGGGACGCAAGTCCCCCCAGCCCCTTTGCAGAGCGCGCGCGTTCAGCCCCCGCTCGGTGAAGGGGCTTTTGTTTTGGAGACCGAGATGCCCTGGGACGTGGGCGACGTTGACAAGTTCAAGCGAGGACTGAGCGACAAACAGAAGCGGCAGTGGGTAGCGATCGCCAACGCCGCGCTCGCGTCGTGCAGAGAACAGGGCGGCAAGGACTGTGACAGACTGGCAATCATACGCGCAAATGGCGCGGTGGAGGAAGCGATGGACAAGGAACAACAAGAGGCCGAAGCGCTGCGAGAGGCAGTAACCATCAAGGCGCAGGCCAAGCACCTGCTGCGAGCGGCGAAGGCGCTATTGAACAACAAGAGCCTCCCCGCCGCGCTGCGCGATGACCTGGACGCCGTGGAGCTGGCGCTGCGTCGCACCTGGGACGACCTGCAAGCCGAGATGGATGCAGAGGACGCCCAGGCCGCGAAGGATGCCGAAGACGCGGCAAAGGCTGAGCCGGGAGCAGAGCCGGAAGCGGAGGCCGCCGAGATCGAGATGGGCGGCGACGTGGTGGCGCTGCAAGAGGGCGCCGTGCGCAAGGACGGCAGCATCACCGTCAAGGTGATCCAGCCCGGCTGGGGCAGCTCTGGCTACTACCCGCCGGAGGTGCTGGAGCGCGATGGCGGGAAGGTGTTCACGAAGGGCACCAAGATGTTTTGGGACCACGCGACGGACGAGCAGGAAGCCGCGCGGCCAGAGGGCGAGCTTGACCGCTTGGCGGGCGAGTTCGTCACCGATGCCGCGTGGCGCGAGGACGGCAAGGCCGGCCCTGGCCTGTATGCAGACGCCAAGGTGTTTGGCCGCTACCGCGACGCCGTAGCGGAACTGGCCCCACACATCGGCGTGAGCATCCGGGCGATGGGCAAGGCGAAGGAAGGCGAGGCGGACGGCAAGCGCGGGCCGGTGATCCAGTCCTTTACCGCTGCCCGAAGCGTGGACTTTGTGACCACGCCGGGCGCGGGGGGCAAAATCCTGTCCTTGTTCGAGGCTGCCCGCCAAGCAAGAGAGGAGACCAAAGTGACCGAGGAACAGGCCGCCAAACTGACGGCAGAGAACGAGGCCCTACGGGGCGAGATCGCCACGCTGCGGCAGGCGCTGGTCATGCGTGAGGCGGTGGAGTTCGTGGAGGCGCAGCTTGCCACCTATGAGCTGCCTGACGCCGCGCGCAAGCGACTGCTGGAAGCGCTGGCTGCGCAGCCCGCGATGGCTGACGGGGCGCTGGATCGTGAGACGTACCAGGCGCAGATCGAGGAGCGCGCCAAGGCGGAGCTGGCCTACATCGCCACGCTCACCGGCGCGGGCCAGATCAGGGGTCTGGGCGCGGCCCCCGCTCCACGACCGGCTGCGGATGCGTTGTTTGAGTCGTATCGGAACTTTTTCGTCAAGTCGGGCAAG